ATAATTGTAAACCCCGCTTGTCATAACATTTTCTCTATAATCACCATTAAAAACAATACCTAAAGAATTTAATATTTCTTTTTGATTTACTTGATTAAAAGATCCTGTACTATTGAAACCTGTTGTCAATGATCCATTTGGATTAACAGCAATTGAAAAAGAAGCATCAATAAAAAACCCATTTTGATCTGTAACATACATTTGTTCTTTAGTTATAGTAATTGTATTTGGATCATCAAATTGTACCAACTCTGCATTTTGAGGTAAGAAATCATAAGGCCAGTTTGTATAATTCGTCCATTCGTTTCTTAAATAAGCATCGTCTCTTTGTAAAAACCACATCCAATTTGAAACCATTCCATTAGAATATATACGCTGTCTGCTTGATCCTACTACTCCATTGAAAGTATAATCAAACACATCTTTTACTAAATATATTTGGTCTTCTAAAGCAAACATTTTAGCTTCATCTTTTGATAAAAAACAATATGTTGATAACAAATGTATATCTGAGTTCCATGTTTGGACCATATTTTGATATTTCGTTGTGGATATATCCATAGATGGAGGTGTTTGTAAAAAACGATACATCTGAAATTCGGATTTTCTGAAATCGGGTTGTATGTAAGGATTGAAATATTGATTGTCGAAAACATCACGAATAGTAAACAATTCTTGGATTGGTCGCATTGTTACAGTTACTACTAATTCATTGTATTGAAGAGATATCAATGGAAAGGCACAATTAGAATTCAAAGTAAACCATGTATTTATTGGTATGTATAATGTTCTACCACGTATAGACGGTTCAGCACCTATAGCATTTTTCTGATGTGTTGCATTTGGATAAGCATCTATTCTACCATATGCATTAGCCGGATCATTCAATTCGGGAACATTTCCCGTCATTTTATTGAAAAGATCCTTTTTTACATCTGAAAAATCTCGTTCTACCATTGCGTCTAGATATTGACCGGTATATTTTTGAAGTGTTAGAGAACCACATGTTATAGTTACCTCCTTTATCATACTTATTCCTAATTTTTTTATCCATTTGAATTCATAAGGAACCCAATTATAATTCGTACTAGAACACGGATGATAAACTGGACTCCATATATTAGGTATTGTTACAACCAAATAAGTATCCATCAATAATTCTGCATATCTAGGTATCTTGAATGTAAAAACTGATTGATCTGTCAAGCGAATGTCTCTTAATCCATCATAATCTATACGGAATTTTTGTAGACCGAAATTACTATATTTTGCATAAGTAGTTTTAAAAAATGTTTTACTTGGATTACCAGTTAAAAAAATATTATTATTTCCAACAGAAACTATATTTAGTAAACCACCGCTCATTAATTATATTTATATTTATATACATAAAGAAAAATTTTATAAATTGTTTATCTATACAATATATAATTCATATTTATGATTTTTTTAAAAAAAATTTTCATACTAATAACCGTTATTATATTTTTAATCATTATTTGGAGATTAATAATAATTCGTATAAATCTTAAAAAGGATTTGGAAGGATTTTCTATTCCTATTCCATTTTTATCACCTATAAAAGATAACGAATTATCTAGTATTGAAAGTACTTCAAGGGTCACTATAACAAATATAAATACTAGTTTGTATAAATTACCCTTACGTGAATTGTGTATAAAATCTTCTTACAATAGTGCTTGCAGCGGCAATTTTATAAATTTAGATATGTTGCAATATGTTATCAATAGAGGTGTTAGATATTTAGATTTTGAAGTGTTTTATATTCATTCTTCTAGTTTAAATAATACGTCATTATTTTCAAGTGATACAGAATCAACAGAATCAACAAAATTAATACCTGTTGTTGCAACATCCGTAGATCCTACTTATAATGTACTCAATACAGAAAATAGTATATTGTTAGATAATGTATTAACATCAGCTATTGCAAATGCATTTTCATCACCTTGTCCTAATTTTAATGATCCGTTATTTATAAATCTTCGTATTAAATCATCAAACACTGATATTTATGCAGCTGTAGCTGCTTCTTTAGATAATTCTATACAACAAAAAATATATAATGATCCAAAAGTTAATGTATATATTAATCCTACAACAGTTATTAATCCAGCAAAAAAGGTAACAAAAAATACACCGATTAGTGATATACTAGGAAAAGTAATCATATCTATTGATAGGACTATATTCCCAAATTATGTAAATTATACTTCAATTTGTAATTCAAAAAGTAGTAGTTCATGTTATGATCTTAAGAATTATATAAATATAGAAAACGGTAGTCAAGATATGATTCATAATTTTACTGATATTATTTCTAGTGCACAAAATACTTTAGTGAATATAGTAGATTACAACAAAAATATTACAGATGTAAAAACATTGTCATGTATTGAACCTCCAATTTCATATTCAATTAATTCAATTCCAAATCCTAATTATGGAGATTATATATTGAAATATGGAGGTCGTCAAATAGTACCTTATCGTTTTTATAAAAATGATTCTAATTTAGATGATTACGAATCATTTTTTAATATTCATAATGGTGCTTTTGTTCCATTATCTATTGCATTATCTCAATATATGAAGGATTATCAATAACTCAGGGAACCTACGGTTCCCCTGAAACCCCTCCCTTAAATAATGGTATTTATGTTGTATTTGATATTAATCTCAGGGAACCTACGTTACGTCCCGACCCACCTGAAACCCCTCCCTTAAAGAAAACAAATTGATGTTAACCTAATGATTAATATCAAATACATCATAAAAGGAGGGGGTTTCAGGGGGAACCTTGGTTCCCCTGACTTACTCATCAATATCAACAAATATCTCAGGATCACTCTTCAACTTTTTTTTATTATTGTCTTTTTCATTATCTTTTTCATTATCTTCTATTTCTACTGGAATACGTGTAAAAGTGTTAGTATTGCTATTCAACCTTTGTATTTCATTATTTTTTTCTATTAAATTTTTTTGTAAATTACTAATAATATTTTCTAAATTACACATCTTTTTTTCAAGAATACTAATATTATCATTTGAAATATTTTCTTGTTTATTATTTTGAAGTTCTCGAATTATCTTGGTTTTTTCTATCAATTGTTTCTGTAACATAATTACCATTATTTGTAAATCATTATTAGCAATATTATTATTTTCTTCTACATTTTGTTCTTTCTTATCGTTATTTTGACAACTTTGAAGTTCTCGAATTGTCTTGGTTTTTTCTATCAATTGTTTCTGTAAAACAATAATCATATTTTCTAATTTGGAAACATTTTCATTATCTGATTCTGTAATAGTAATAGTTCCATTTTCTGAAAATTCACGAATAGTTTTTGTTTTATCTACTAATTGTTTTTGTAATGATGAAATAATCTTATTATTTTCCTCTGTTTTTTTTTGTAATTCTTCAATCTGTTGTTGTTGTTGATGTATTATATTGACAACATCCTGACTCGATAATGCCAATGGTGGTTTTCCAGGCTGTTGTAGCATAATCGGACCATTGTTTTTTTTTTCCATCTCTTCTTTCATCATTTGTTCTCTTTTTTCTTCTATTTCTTTAATCTGTTTCAAAACATCGGGTTTCATTTTAGCTTCCCCTGGTTCGTATTTTGCTAATAAATCATCAATATCATTCATAAAAAAATTATAAATATTTCTTTCAGATTTGTTCGTTATAAACATATCTACTGTTTTATCACATTCCCGAAAATAATCTGGATGAGGACTGTCTAACATCTTTCGTTTGTCAAATGTATTATGATTGTGTGAAAATACCAAAATTGCTTTCATTGGATCCAATTGGACGAATGGTATGGTATAATCCTTCAAAAATGCACGTTCTTCTGCTACCGCGGCATGGTCCTCATATCTTGTTATATCTAATAATTCCTTTCGAAATGCAAATGTTCCAGCAGTCGCATGATTTGAATTATAAGGCCCGCATTTATACATTTTTTTGATATGTTTGAAATAAATATAAATTTCACTAGAACCCGCACATAATGCTTTCGGATTTTCTGTTAATTTATCTACAGCGTCTTCTATTCTCTGAGGAGGATAATAATCATCATCATCCATATATACTATTAATGAACCCCGAACAAAACTATGCATATAATTGCGTTTCTCACCTAATGACATTTTTTTGTCAACTTCGAAATATCGTATTTGAGTAATTCCCGATTTTTCTATCAAATCCCGGATTTTATCAGTTCCATCATCTACAATAATCCATTCGATTCTATGTTTTGGATATGTTTGATTACGAAAACATTCAAACATATTTTCTATGAAAGGTCTGCGATTGAATGTAGGTGTACAGACAGAAACAAATGGTAAAATCGGTTTTTTTTCCTGATTTTTCTTTTTATTTGTCATTTATTTAAAGTTTTACAACTTTGAACTTTATATTCTTTTACTAACAAATACAAAAAAATATATAATTTTATTATAATTTTATCATTCTTCGTAAAAATCATCGTCTAAATCTATAACAACATCTTTTTTGATGTTTTTATCTAAATATCGATACATCCTTCGAATATCCAATTTTGTAATATTGTAATTTTCAAACATTTTTTCTATTTCATTAAAGTAATCCGATTCTGATGTGTTACGTAATCTTATCTCCTGGAATATTGCAAGTAAATCCTGTTTATCCGTATCTAGTTTTTGACATAAATTATAAATAAACAATATGTTATTGTATTCCGTAGAATATTTTGTGAGAACTTTTGTAAATCTTACTTCTGTTGGTTTGTAAGTATTTATATTTTCTGGGAATGTGTCGTGATACAATTTGTTATTGTAAAATGTTTTCATTAGAGAACTCATCTCATTGAATTGCCATATTTGACTCTGAAATGTTATACGATCTATGTAATCCGCATAACACATATTTTCCAATATTTTGAAATAAAAGGGAAGGGATTTCGATTTTTCTTTGTTCGATATTACGTCTACAATGTTTTCATGCCATAAAAGCGCTACTATTGTCCTATCGGTTTCATTCATAAATCGATTATGTTGTGATAATTTTGTCGGTTGATTCAATAATGATTGTGTTATTTTTTTTGAATCTTCATTGTAGGATTTGTTACAAAATATTGTTTTTATTTTGGTGTCTGTCAATAAATCATTTTTAGAATTTTTATTGAAAATATCCTTTACAAACATTAGTTTTCTCATATCTCCTTGTATATAATTCAATATCATCGATTCATATGCATTTCCTTTTTCTTTTACTATTGTTGGTAGTGATATTTTTAACATTGTCTTCATTTGCTGTTGATTCGGTGATTTTAATTCGTATGTGTTGCAGACCTTCATTAATTCTTTGATTTTTTTATCTATATAATAATTTCCGATACATATGATTGGATTTGTTGTTATGCTTTCTAGTTGCTGTTTTTTCGTTTTTTTCTGTCGAATTATTTTTATTAGTGCGGTTATTCCACCTTTGTCGCCATTATTCATTCCGTCTATTTCATCCATCACTATTGCTATCTTTTTTACCTTTTTTGTCATCATATCGAGAACATTTCTATTTGATATATTATTACTGGTTATGGTATCTATTAGGGCTTTATTTCGAACATCACCTGCGTCATATTTTATAATATCATAATTCATTTCTTTTAAGAGGGTTGTTACAAAGTGAGTTTTCCCACATCCTGGAGAACCATAAATATAAATACCTCTTTTGAATGATATGTTTTTGTAATTTGTTTCGAATGATAATAATGTTTGTTTGATTTCATTTGCTATGGATTCTCTATTTAAAATTGAGTTTGATATATTTTGATTTTCCATTTTTAGTAAAATTATCTTTTATTTATGTAAAACATAATTTTATTATTATATTGTTTTTGAACGAATTGGTCA